ATGAGTATCAACAAAATCAGATCAGCTTTATACAAGTTGGCCAAGATTTTGGGAGATGTAAACGCGGCGAAAAATGGAACGATCGGAAAGCGTATAGCTCGCCGCGCTGCCGGTAAAGCAACTGGCAAAATATTGGGCAAGCTGTTCAAGTAAAACTATGTAGAAAATCCCCCTCATTTGTTTTAAAATGTAAATGTGCGTTTTAAAACAAGAGGGGGTTTATTATGGCTTTATTTATTTCAATATTTGCTGCTTTTATGCTTATAGGAGCACTTATAGGTGTATTAATGCTAATCCCAGTTCAAACAAGAAAAGCTGGACTTCGGCTGGCTCTTTTTTGTATTATTATTTTACTTTCAATATCACTAATTAATAATTTTTTTCTAAAGCACAAAAATGAACCGGTTGCCACCATTACTCCAGAAGAGTATAAAAAAATAAAAGAAGGAATGACTTATGATGAAGTCAAAAAAATTGTTGGTGGAAAAGCGAAATCTGAATATAAAATTAATAAATATTCATCACCAGATTATGATTTTGATGGAGAGGGCGGCTTAGAAAATGATGCAACGGTATCTCTTCATTTTGTTGATGGTAAGTTAAGTGTCAAAAGTGAATATGGGTTAATTACTAAAAGTGATCAATCAGAATTAGATAACTCACCATATGTGGATGTAACGGACAATCCCGAAAATAAAATTAGAGAATTAGTAAATGAACATCTACATAACGTTTCTGTCGAAGATATTGAAGTCAATCAAGATTTGGGAACTGAAAAAAAAGATCAACTCATTGCATTGGTTCACCTATCCTTTGATCTTAAAAACTCATCAGAAACAACTAAAAATATGATTGAATTGTATAGTGAGGATTTAGCTGCTCGCCTTGCAGAGGAAGAAAGAAACATTAGTGAACTTTCAGTATTCTGGAAAGTCCCATACATAGATGAAGATGAAACTTTGGCGAAATTTTCTTTTAAAAGATCCGGTGAACAGATGGTGATAAGCGAAAGGAATTATTCTCAATCTTTAAATTAAATTATAAACCCATTCAAGAGGATGGGTTATTTTTCTTGTTGAGGATAGAACAAACGTTCCTATATAATCATCTCAAGGAGATGACACCATGAATGACAACTTGAAAGATCGTGGAACAATCAAATGGACAGCTATGATGCTGCCGGAACATGTCAGTTTGCTTCGGGAGTTAGAAAGCACCCATAACAGAGTAAAAAGGCCGGTGCTCGACATGGCCCAAATTGAAGACATGGAACGGGTGATATGTGAGGCGATGGAGTTTAATTCCCCGGTGAGGTTCGCTGTATTTAAGCCGCTGCCGTTTTTGAATGGAGCAGACACCGGGGAGATCATTCAAATAGAGGGGCATATCCATTACATAAATCAGATCCGCAAGGTTTTTCATGTCGTGGATTCAAAGGGAGACACGAATTTCATCAAATTTGAGGCCGTTTTCGGCGTGAAAATGAAATAGCCTCTAAACAAGTTTTTTCGTGCATAACGCTGTTAGAAGGCACTTAGCTGGACTTTATTAAACGAATGTATTTTAAATTTTCCTCAATGTGAAAAAAAATATTCTAACAATCAAATCCAAAAATTACATTTTTGACACTGTCCAATTGTGGGTATACTTAATACAGACGATTAAATTTAATTTATATAGTCATTTTAAAGGAACAAAAGGAAACGGCAAAGAATAAGAATATTTAACGACTGTTTGCATAACATTCTGCAACGGGAATAAATTATAACAAATATGCAATTCCACTTTACGATCAGAGGCAAAATATTGTATGATGCAGTTAACGATTTGTTTCTTAAGTGGCTATTTTAGGAAGGTGGGTTAACCCATGGCTACCAAAAGTTTCATTACGGATTTTAAGCTGAACGCGAAATCAGGTTATAAGTTGATCAATGCGATTGAGAATTCAAAAAAGGTTAAGCACACAATTAATCAAAGCACAACAGATGTTACAAAGAAAGAAGAAATCGATAGCATCATGAAAGCTTTTTTAGGGGAAGATTAATTAATGGCTTTAAAAATAATATCTCTTAATGATTTATTACAGACCCAAAGAGAGGAGGATATAATTAAACTCCTCTCTTCATTTGAAACTATTAAGATAAAATATAATCCAGGTGCTGATGATGTTGAGCACTTCATACATACCAAAGCTATTCAATTTGAAAAAATGGACTTATCGCGTACATACTTAATAATGTCTTCATACCAAGCTAAGCCTTATTTAGCTGGGTATTTTTCCATTTCTAATAGACCCTTAGTTATCCCCAAAAGACAATTTCAAAAATTATCTAAAAGTTTACAGAAAAGATTAATGGGTTTCGGTCACAAAACTCAACAGGCTACATATGAAATTAAGGGTTTTTTACTTGGACAACTTGGAAAAAATTACAACCATATTGCTCAAAAAGCAGGGAATGTCTCCGGAGAAGATTTATTAGAACTTACTTATAAAAAAATTTTGGAGGCTCATAGAATTGTCGGGGGAAGAATATTGTACTTAGAGTGTGAACATTATGATAAAATAAAAGATTTTTATATTCGAAACGGATTTAGACAGCTTGAAGAATATGAATCTGAAAATGGATTGTGTATGATGGTTAAACAAATTCAACATCTGAAAGAAGATTAATTTTTAAGGAGCCCTTCATAAAGAAGGGCCTTCTTTATTACTTCAATAGTGCTTCAAGTTTTGCCTTTGTTTTCGGCCCGTAAATACCATCAGCAGACAGACCGTGCATCAACTGGAACCGTTTGACCGCATTCGCCGTCTTCGGTCCGTAATAGCCATCAATGCCGTTATTTTTGGCGTCCTTGTCTGGATAGAAATAGAGGGCAGCTAACGCCTCCTGAATCTGCCGGACGGCCGTTCCCTTCATCAGTGGGCTTTTCACCTTATAGATACCAGACGGCAGCGTGTAGGATGATTTTTTGCCGCTTGATGATGATTTTTTCTTTTTCGCTTCAATGGCCGCGAGCGCCTTTTCGGTAGCCGGTCCATAAATGCCGTCTGCTGTAATCCCGGATTTCTTTTGAAGGGCTTTGACAGCTTGCACCGTTTCATCCCCGTAAGAACCATCCGCCCCGTATTTCGGCAATGAGAAGCCCGCAGCAATCAAACGTTTTTGCAGCGCCTTTACGCTTGATCCTGATGATCCTTTTTTAAGGATAGTCGTCCCTGTTGATTTGCTCGACTGGCTCGTGGGTGCCGTCGTGTTTGACACGGTTTTATTCCCAAGTAGGCTGTCGACTTTTTTCCGAAAAGCTGTGAGCTGGCTGGAATCGCTCACCCAAGGCGCCGGACAGTTTTTATTTGTCACATCGTAATGACGGACAATTTTGTTTGTAGAAAGTCCGTAACGCTTGCACAGATCGGCAACCAGTTCAGCAGCATTTTGAACGGTTTCGCTGTGAATCTTGCCGTTTTTTTCGACGCACATTTCAACACCGATTGCCGTCGTGTTGGCATTCGGCTTTAGGAAGCTCACATAGCAGCGGTTCCCGTCGTGTGCATGGTATGCGACTTCATTTTCAGGGATAATTTGCTGCGCTTCCTTGCGGTCTACAAAATAATGTGCTGAGGCGTAACGTTCGGCCGCGATACACGTTCCATTGAAGTAATTCCGCTCATTCAATGCAGAAGCGCCGGGTGTCGCCGTCCAGTGCATGACAATGCCTTTGACTCCTGACAATTTCAACCCCGGCCGGGTATATTTGTTGACCTTCACATAGTTTTTGACTACCTTAACCACTTGAATCACTCCTATTTTGTTTTAAATAAAAAAGGCTGCCGGGCGGCAACCTCATTTCGTTAATCCTTTTTGTTTTAGAACTTCTTTTTGCAGCTTTCCTTTGTTTGTGACATAGTTATGTTTCCACCAAGCGACGAGAGATGTGATGATAGTAAACACCGTTGATCCGGCCAAATACAAAGTGTCTGCCAGCGTGTTGACCTGGTCCTCGGTGACCGGAAGAGCAGCCTTCCCGAACATGATCAAAGTTTGGTTAATCAATGCAATAAAAAGAAGCACCGTGCGAACCACCGTGCCTTTGTCAAAGTTTTTCATAATGTGTTTTCCTCCTTATTTTTGAATAAAATTAATGAAAAGCGCCGCAATTCCGGAGATCACCAGCGTACAAACCGCTGTTATGATAGCGCCCGTAATGCTGCGCTTGATCCACGTGGTATTTTCCTCAATCTTGTTGAGCTTTTCATTGATGGACATAATCTGCTGATCGTGTCGGTCAGACGCCCTTTCCAGAGTGCTGACACGCTGTTCGAGCGTTTTTTGATCAGCTTTAAGCTCAGTGATCTCCTGCTTGAAGACGTCCAATTCATTTGTTTGCTGCATGTCCCTTAATCCTCCTGTTCTCACATCGTTTTCACCTCCTTTGAGGCAAAATAAAAACACCCTTATAGGGTGTGTGCCATGCCTAAGTCCACACTGACGGCGGGCTTATCATAACTCCGGCCTGTTATTTCTTCATATTCAGCCGGAGTGATCCAGTTAATTCTTACGTATTCCCGCATATCTTCATCTGTGTAACACCCCCAATCATAAAACTGTTTTATATCTGAGAAAGTTGGATACTTCATGAAGCCCCCCCGCCTTTCAGTGCTGAAATATCTGCCTGTAATTTCGCTATTTGTAAGGAAAGTGAAGCAGTCTGTTTTTTCAGCAAATCGGTAGGGCTCGGCTCCGGTGCAGGCGGCGTTACACTTTCTATATACTCTTTGGTTGCTGATTCGACCCATTCGTCTTTTTCCGGATCATACTTCGGAGCGTATATACCTTCGGGAACCGGGGTTGTCGTGCTATTCGCCGGCAATTCTTCACCGAAAAAATCGTCTTCGCCAGCATATTTGTAATTTTCATCGTAAAAAAGAACGTGCATGATACGTCCCTCCTCTACCATAACGGTATTGAT